TCTTCTGTCCCACAACTTAAACGGTCTTCTCTTACTACCAGGCTTACGGCTTTTTTCTCGTCTACCTTTATTCTTACTTGACGGCTCACTCTTAGTGCCCCCATCATCTTGGTGGGAAACATCCATACCATCACCATTACCGTAAGTACCCTTCCTTCTATTTATCCTATTAAGTAGGGCTCTGTACGGAGATCTCTGCTTCTGGTATCTCTTGTACTCTTTTTTATAGTCACGAGCCATGCGATAAATATAACAAAGATGTCGTAAGTTTGCAACATGGCAAAGAAAACCAATCACGATATCTACGTAGCACACAATGTGTCACGTCCTGGGGTGCATGCAAAGACTAAGCACTCTAACCACAAAGAGTCTAAGAACTACAAAAAGAAATATAGGGGGCAGGGTAGGTAAACCTATTTTTACTATCTTTGCAGCGAAACCACTTTTGTGACCGGCCCTCGGTAACCAAAAAGGGGCCTAGACATCGGGTTACATTAGCTGTCACCATAGGCAGTGAACGTCGTCCCCGGTAGTTTCAAAAAGTGCGTTGGTATAAAACTCGGGTGGGAACAAGGCTATAGGCTGATAGAAATGCCCCCACGTAGGCTAAACACGGCGAGTGGAAATCCAACGTTAGACACGAACCGCAAGGGGGTAAATTGTATACTTATGAGAGATATAAATAGAATAATCATTCACTGCTCAGCTACACCAGAGGGTAGAGATATAGATGCAGCTACAATTAAGAGGTGGCACGTAGAAGATCGAGGATGGTCAGATATCGGATACCACTACGTTATTAAGCTGGATGGTGAATTAGAAACTGGGAGACCAATAGATAAGATTGGGGCTCACGTTAAAGGACACAACAAGGACAGCATAGGAATCTGCTACATAGGTGGAGTCGATAAGGATGGTGATCCCAAGGATACTATGACCCCAGAGCAAGAGTCAACTATGAGAGAGATCATCTTTGCTCTACGTATAGTGGCAGACAAAGATATGACCTTGCATGGTCACAATGAGTATTCATCTAAGGCATGTCCAAGCTTCAAAGTTTCAGAGAAATTTGCAGACATACTATAACCTATTTGGTTATATAAGATAGTTTTTTATATATTTGCCATAAACCGAACAATATGGCAAATATGAATTTCAAACCCACACGTGACTGGATCGTTCTCCCTATGCAAAGAAAAGACAAGACCGATGCCGGTATTGAGCTTTTAGACGGGACAGCCAACGCATTACGTACGAATATTCTCAAAGTACTTGCAGCTGGACCAAACTGTGAGACAGTAAAAGAGGGAATGACAGTTATGGTACACCCAGCCACTGAGGGCTTAGTGGTGACTATAGATGGTAAAGAGTGCATCATGATAAATGAGTTCTCTATTTGTGGTATAATCCCAGACCCAGAATGACGGGTACGGTAACCATACCTCTTAAGGAGTTTGATAAGCTCCGAGAATCCTCGACTATAGCAAGTAAAAAACAAGAGAGGGTACTTCATGCTACAAAAGAGCTTGAGGTATTCCTCTCTTTTGTGTGTACTAGGCAAAACATTGAGCCGTTAGTAGAGGAGTTTAACAGACAATCAAAGAGCGCTACTATCTCTATGGAGAATGGTAGAGCTAAAATTATATTTAATGATGAGTAGAACTATAAAGATAAAAGCAGACAGCACCTTTAGGTTTCTACAAGTCTTTAATGGTATATTGGAGCTAACAGATAAGGAGCTTCTAGTGCTATCTAAGTTTGTAGATAACGAGCAACATGGCTTTTGCTCTGCAGAATCTAAGCGTAAGGTTGCTGAAGATATAGGGATCATAGACCCTAACACACTTAACAACTATGTAAAGAGGTTAAAGGACAAAGGAGCTATTGTAAAAGGTAAGTCTGGATACAAACTATCTCAACTATTGGAACCAGATGCCAAAGTCACAATTGAGATCACTAGATGAGGTAGTACGAACCCACTACTGGTATGAGCCATATATAATTATGATCATGCAGAGTAGCACAGGAGAGTTCCTGGTAATGACTATATATGATGAGCGAACAGAAGAAACCACCGTCGATGGGCCAAATGCTAAAGAACTTTGCTAGTGAAGTAGTAGATTATGCTAAAGCAGGAGCGCCCCACGTATCAGAAAAACAATACAACTACAGACTCAAGACATGTAACGAATGCCCATCTCTTAAGAGGGAGAGTATGAGATGTGGTGAATGTGGATGTATGGTGGAACACAAAGCTAAGTGGGCTACTTCAAACTGTCCGTCTAAAAAATGGCCTCAGGTAATTATAGGCAAGGACGGTAAGAAAGTTAGAGTAGGCAGACCAGCAGCAAAAAAGTGGAGACGTGATAAAAAAAATAATACAAAGACTGGCAACAAAACATGATATGCCATTACAAAAGGTAGAGGAAGCAGTAATGTATCAGTTTAAGTACACAGCCGATCTAATAAAGAAGGGAAAGTTTGAGTCCGTTAGGCTACCATTCTTGGGGAAGTTCCATGTGATGCCAGGTAGACTTAAGTATCTACAGAAACGAAATGAGGGACCTGATAACAGTAAGTAACAATGTAGTTATTCCAAGCGCGTACGCACTTACCATCAACGAATTCAAGGGTTTGAAAGGGCAAGAGCTGGGTGCTGTATACTTCTACACCGACCACCGTTCCCCCTACGCTGTGTACGAGGAGGAAGACAGAGCTACTAAGATTAGTCAAGATCTTAAGGTTAAGTTCTCCCCTAAAGTAAAGGGAGCAATAGACAAGTATAAGGAACTATCAGAAACCTCAGCTATCAAGCTGCTTAAATCTGCACGTAGTTCTGTAACTAAGCTTGAACGATACTTTGCTACAATAAACCTTAGTGTCTTAGATGATAACGGTAAGCCAATATACCACGCCAAAGACTTAATAGCTAACCTAGCAAACATGGGTAAGGTGGTCAATGGACTTGAGGAGCTAGAAGCAATTGTCAAAAAACATGAACAGAAAGACAACCCTAACCGTGGTGGGGTCGTCACTAATAAATACTCTCAGTGAAGTTCACTAACAGTATCAAGTATTCCCCAGCAGCTAACCACTATCTGGAGGTTGGGTTCTACACGGACGCAATACCTGGTACAAAAGAATACTATGACTACTGGGATGAACAGCGAAAGAGATGCTTAGAAGGATACGAGGAATTAACGGGCTATCACTATTTTTATCTAAACTTCTGCCCAATAGACCGGGTGGTAGACGACTACCTGGCAGATGGTACCAAGATCGCAAGAAGAGACAGAACATTTCCTGCCTTCTACGACGGAGACCACGAGTACTTCACTGCGGTAGACACTGCCCGAAAAACCAACAAACACCTGGTTGTTCTAAAGGCACGACGTAAGGGTTTCTCCTACAAGGCTGCAGCAATGCTAGCTAGGAACTACTTCCTAATGCGTAACTCTAAGAACTATGTATTTGCGTCACAGAAAGAATACCTGATTGGTGACGGACTTCTCAGCAAAGCCTGGGACTTTCTATCATTCATCGATGACAACACAGCCTGGACACAACCACGTCTGCGTGACCGTGAGATGCACAAGCAGTCAGGGTACAAGAAGAATGTCAATGGGGCAGATGTCGAACTTGGGATGAAATCACAGATCATTGGGGTATCTCTGAAAGACAACCCAGACAAGGTCCGTGGTAAAGCAGGTGATCTGATATTCTTTGAGGAGGCAGGTTCATTTGGTGGGCTACTCAAAGCATGGGAGGTAGCGATGCCAACAATGCGTCAAGGTTCCAAGACACTGGGCACTATGATAGCATTCGGTACTGGGGGTGAAGAAGGTGTAGGCTTTGATGGTATGGAAGAGTTATTCTATCACCCTGAGTCCTACGACTGTCTAGCATTTGACAATGAGTGGGATGCTGGGGCCATGGGAACTAAGTGTGGTTACTTTGTACCTATACAACAGAACCTAGATGGGTTTATAGATATGGATGGTAACTCACTAAAAGAAGAAGCTAAAGCACATGAAGAAGAACAGCGTGAGAAAAAGAAGGGAGCAAATGACCCGAAAGCCCTCGATCAGTACACGGCTGAGCACCCGTTCACCCCGCAAGAGGCGACGCTACAGGTTACAGCAAATCTATTTGATGTCACTAGCCTTAAAGAGCAGTATAACAAGATTAAAGCTCACGGCCTTGAGGCTGAAGGAACAGCAGGAGTAATGTACCACAATAAAGACGGTAGAGTATCATTTAGACCTAGTACTGAAAGCAAACCAGTATACAAGTTCCCACACAGAAAGGGGGACGAAACAGAAGGAGCTGTAGTCATATACCAAAGCCCCTACTTGACTGACCAAGAAGAAGTGCCACATAATTTGTATATTGTGTGCCATGACCCGTATGCACAATCTAAATCAACAAACAACGAATCGCTTGGTGCTGCATACGTAATCAAAAGACCTAATAACCTATCCAAACCGGATGACTTAATTGTAGCTAGCTATGTTGGGAGACCTAGAACACAGGATGAATACAACAGGAATCTATTTATGTTGGCTGAATACTACAACGCCAAAATCGGATTCGAGAATGACCGTGGGGAGCTTATTGCTTACGCGAAGAGATATCGCAAGCTACATAAGCTACAGGAGGAATTTGAAATGCTGGATAAAAGAGAACTCAGATCCAGAAACGTGAGAAGACAGTATGGTATGCATATGACTGAGCAGCGTAAGCGGCAAGGTGAGTTATACATACGAGACTGGTTAATTACACCTAGGCATACAGATGAGGATGGGAATACTAAACTAAACCTGCATACTATCTATGATCCAGCCCTGTTACAAGAGCTTATTAAGTTTAATCACAGAGGTAACTTTGACCGAGTTATGGCTTTTATGGTGGGTATGTACCACACGCGAGAGTTATATAATAGAGAGGTAGTAGAAATTTTAGCAGATAGGTCTCAGGACGAGTGGTTCGATAGAAATTATAGGTAATTTTGCAACAATGTATGGATCTAATCATCAAATCCCTCAACAACGGCTTCCGCTGTCTAGGAAGAACAAGAAGTGGAGGGAGCAATGCGTAGAAGCATTTATAGATATCTCGAGGTTCGGGCTATCTGAAAGAAAAAGTTTTCTTAAGTCACTGTATGATTACTACAACGGGGTAATAGATGAAAGTGACTACAAGCATGTGCTCAAGCCATACGGTAAGAGAAGAGAGAACTTCCCATCAAAACTTAAGAACTATCCAATAATCAAGCCAATCATAGACTTGTTGGCAGGGGAAAAGTCAAAGCGACCAATCAACTTTACAGTTACAGTAAAGAATGGTGATGCAATAAGTAAGAAGGAAGAAGAAAAGAAGAAGAAGGTCATGGGCGCCATGCTTAAGATCTTTGCACAAGAATTAGAGGGGAGTGATAAGACAGATACAGGTCTACCACAGAAAGTAGCAGAGCAGTTTGAGATGTCTTACGTAGATAGAAGAGCAGTCCAAGGACAGAATGCACTTAACTACATCATGCAGAATGAGGAGATCTACGACAAGTTCCAAAAAGCATTTTTTCATTACCTAGTTGCAGGTGAGGTATACTCACACAAGGGCGTACGTAGGAGTGAACCATTCTACGATGTGATAAACCCACTAGACGTAGATTATGATAAGGACCCAGATCTAGAGTTTGTAGAAGATGGGGACTGGGCTATGGTGCGTAGATTCTCTCATGCATCTACAATAATGGACCATTACGGGGAATATCTAACAGATGAGCAAATACTAGAGTTAGAGAACCCAAGACATTCATCTGTAGATACATATCTGCTGTATAGATCAGAGGCATCTGGGGGAGACGCAAACATCTCACGTAATAGAACTATAGAGGTAATAACAGTATACTGGAAGAGCCGTAAGCGTATTGGGTTTATGACTTACATGGACCCCCTAACTGGTATGGAGGAAGAGATGGAGGTTGTAGAGGGGTTTCGTATGCCAGCAGAGCTCAAAGCTGCAGGAGCAAAGGTTAGATATGAGTGGGTCAATGAGGTATGGGAAGGAACACGTATAGATGGTAGATACTATATCAACGTAAACCCTATCCCAAACCAGCGTACGTCACTTGACAACCCATCACTGTGCAAACTCCCAATAAACGGTAGACGTTACTCTGACATAAACTCAGAGAACATATCACTGGTATCATTGGGCATACCATACCAGCTTAACTACAACATATTCAAGTACCGTATGGAACTTGCACTTGCACGCAGTAAAGACATCATAGCACAGTTTGACATCAACATGATCCCAAAGAAGTGGGACCTTGACAAGTTCATGTACTACGTTGAAGGGACAGGTATTGCATGGGTTGA